ACTAGATTTTTTAGCATATCTTTCATTCTTCGTCCTTATATATTTCTGCCATGAGGTCTTCAAACATATTTCTAAAATCGTCCAAAGACATAAAAGGCATGTCCTGTTTTACTTGGTGAATGCAATACTGTCTATAGCATGCTTCGAGTTGACTTTCTAAGTACAATATCATTATAATGTCCTATTTCAATTTGTCAATAGCTGTCACAAAATCGTCAACTCTTACGGGTGTTTGTTCTTTCCATTTAGATTGACCATCTCTTCCAGAACCTGTTGAGACTTGTTTAATTGCTTCATCATAGTCTTTGTTTTTCAAAGCTCGATAAGCTGATGGGAACTTTGACATCCATCGAGTTCCTAGTTGAAAGTTAACAGAACCTAATGCTATAATAAAGTGTGGGTCTTCAACACCTAAGACTTGCATTTGTTGTGCTGCAGCTTCCCATGCTGTTGCAGCATCCTGTTCTAACCAAGCATCTCTTTGTTCTTTAGATACTTCATCTCCTACTTTGTAGACTTCACGTTCTCTTTCAGTTAACAAATGCCCAACACCACATGTAGGCTTGTTAAGACTGTCAAGATATACGCACTCTTCATTACCTTCCCTAAGTTCAAGGTGCTCTAAAAATTCTTTATACATCCTCTTCGTCTTTTAAAATTTCTCCTGCCATTTCATTATATGTCATATTCATACCACGCATCTTAACTTCGTCAGGCTCTGGATGTACATTAGGTACATTGGTAACTATTCCACCTTTTGCATATAATACAGGTTTCTTAGGTTTTTCAGCCGGAGTTCCTCTAGCCATTCGTCTAAGTTCTTTACGTGTTCCATCACCAAAAACTAAATCATAAACTGCATACCCCGGAAGGTTTGTTACTGCTACTTCTGCTAAACCTTTACGATATAAAATAGCATCGATAGCATCTTGAGGTAGAGGACCTGCAAAAGTTTTTAAAACTGAAGAAAATTGACCTACGTTTCTATCTGATTCACTACCATATCTATATGCATAATCAAACGGACCAAAACCTCCCCATCTACGGACAGCATCCATAATAATTTCACCATCATCTTTTGGTAATCCAGTTTCATAATCCTTAATACTATTTCCATTACTACGTATTAAGTTACCGATGTGAGCAACTGAAGTCATTAGTAATAAAGTAGGTACAGCTTTAGGCATGGACTGCATAAAACTTGTTTTACCTTCGTAAGCAAAACGTTTTAAAATGGTATTGTTAAACACAGTAGGATAACCGGCAAACTGTACAAGCATTTGAGCTGCCGGAGTTGAAAACCATAATGGTCTGTTAGCTTCTGCAGTACTTGGGTTTAATATGATTTCTTTAACAAATCTATTTGCACCTAATGTTAAATCTTGTTTGTAAAAATCAGCTTGTTTAGCTGTATCAAAATTAAACACTCCATCTTTAATATTAGCTTTGTACCATTGCACAGCATCGTCTGCCTTTATTCCTAAATCTTCTAGCTGTTGTGTTAAATATTCTTGTTTTGATTTACTGCCTTTACCTTTAGCTAACAATTCAGCATTTCGAGTAATTAATCTTTTACCGGTTGTAAATGATGCTAGTTGTACAGCTTTGGTCCATTGAGTTAATAAATTAACTTTAAAAAATCCTTGTTGTAATAAACGAGCTGTTGGGCTATGTATACCTTCTCCAACGAGTCCTTCTAGTCTTTCTTGAACAGATTGTTCTAACGCTAAACCAGTTTCATAAAGTTCTTGCCACGCTTCATCATCGATATCTTTTATACCTTTAACTTTTTTTCGTAGCACCCCACGTTGAAAACCTTTTATTGTTCTATCTAAAACACTTTGTCCTTCTTTAACAAGTGACTTTCCTATATCAGCTACAACAGCCGGAGCATCTCTTTTACCTGCTCTACTTAATAAGAGCAAAGGTTCAGTAACACTAGATAAAGTAGCAAAAGGAAGGTGAGCCATTTGCTGAGCAAGTTTACCCCAGTCTGCAAAGTTTCTTCCAAATTTATTTGTTCTCCACCATGAGTCAGCATAGGTTTCTAAGCCAGAAACTTTTTCAATCATGGTAAAAACTTTTTCCCCAACTTTAGAAGCTTCATCCATAGACATTCCAGACTCTCGAAGTTCTTTAATTAGGGGATCAATTTTATTAGCTCTAATTTCAGATAAAGTTCTACCAAAATATTTTGCTCTATTAAGACTTTGAGAAAAGTTAGTAAAATAATTTTCTAATAAATTTTGCACATCATTTTCTAAAAATTCAGCAATGTCATTATCTGCTAAATTTCTAAATACTCTGGGTTGCATAAAACCTGATGCATCAGATTTCTTACCGGCAATTCTAAACTCAGCAGGAGTGTAGCGATGACTTAACATGTCATCTACAATTCTTTTTGCTTTAAGTTGTTTAGCATAGGCTACATCGCCTTTAGCTTGCTTTACAAAATCAACTCCAAAAACTAATTCATCTTGTCCAAGAGCATTTATTTCTACACCTTTTATTCTTTCTTCAAGAATAGTTTCTCCTGTTTTAGGATCAACTTTAAAAAATTGTTTAAATTGTTTTTCATTAATAGGATCAGCATGTCCTGCATCAATTAACTTCTGTTCAAAGATATTTCTTTTTTTCTCTAAAACACTATGTTTAAATACTCTTGGTAAATAATTAGCAACTTGTGTAGTTCCTTCTTTAAAAATATTTGCAGCTTTACCATCAATATATGCTTTGTTTAATAATTGTTTAACTTGCAAATAAGATGAAATAATATCTTCACTAACTTCATAGCCTTCGTAGTTTGTTCCTAAAATATCTTGACCATCTCTTGTTGTGACTTTATAATCAGATGGATTAAAATCAGATATAACTTCACCTGTTACATTTCTATTATCTTTTGTTTTAATAAGAAGATTATTATCTCTTAATAAATAAGCTAGTTGATCATTTTGTTCACCAAATATTTTTGCTCTAAAACCTACTCTATAAAGAAGATTAAATGCTTTAGCAAGTCCGGTTAAATAAAAACCATTAGTTTGTCCAAGACCTTCACCAAATGTACGTGTTGTAGTGCTTCCATCAGTTAAAGTTATCTCAGCAACTCCTTTCTGTCCTTTTGCTAAACCTGTGGCATAATCATAACGAATTGATGCTAAAATATTTTTTAAACTAGGAGCCTGTTTAACAAAACCAACAAACTCCGTTACAGGTTTTCCAATTGTATTAGCTAACCATCTATTGATTCTATTTTTTTCTTCATTAACAACTTCTGTAGCTTTATTAGTTATATCATCTTTAGACTCTATAACTTCATTAGTTTTATATTCTTCAACAAGGTCTTTACGAACTTCAGCTTCTCCTGCTTTTCGAATATGATCTTCATTACTATATAAATATTCTTTTTCCTGAAGCACAGTCGGCATGTTTTCATTTGTTTCTTTGCCTTTACTTAATTTAGTAGTCATGTATTTACTACCACCAACTAAGGCACCTGTAAATCCTGCACCAATCACAGCAGATGTACCAATATCTGTTAGGTCAATTTCTTCTTTAAGACCTAAATCCATATCAATATCTTGTAAAAAGTAATTGTGTAGACCACCCCAAGCTAAACCTTCAGCACTTCCATACAACACACCTTTTTTAAAAGCTTCGTCTTTTACAACAGCTTTAACTTTGTCTTGTAATTTAGATTTAATAAGTTTAGAAGTTCCGGCTTTTGCTGCAGTTGTCATTGCAGCCGAAGCTCCTCCCGAAGGTAGAGCAAAAAGTGCAGTAACAAGATTTAATGGATCAGCTATAATATCAATACTAATATCTTTGAAAGCTCCGAAACGTTCTCTAAAACCTTCAAGGTCTGTATTATCAAATTGTTCTCTTAAATATATGTAATCAGCTTTTTGTTCATCTGTCCAATCATCTACCTCAAAAGATCGTCCAATTGCTGAAGTCAAACTATAATCAGAGTCTCGTAAATATTCAAAAATATTTTCATTACTTCCTATACCTTCTAAAAACCTAGCAGCTCTTTGAGAAAATTCTTCATCATTAGCTAATTCAGTTAAGCTACCTTTACCAGTAAATGTTTGTTCAGGAAATGGGTCGTAAATAATTTCTTTATAACCTTCAACTTCTTGTTGAGGTTCATCAATTTTAATATTTTTTTCAGGAATAGAAGGTGTTAACCTTTCTTCTTCCATGTCTTGTTGCTGTAATTCAGCTAACAGTTGTTCTAATTGACTAGACATTTTATAGTTTTTGTATTAATCTATTAAAAAATTCTTCAGATGGTTTAATCGGTTCTATATCTGGAACTCTAGGAGCATCACCTGCTCTAATTTGTTTTGCTAGTTCTGAAGTAGCTCTCGCTGTTAATGGATTTTTAAATTGAGTAGGACCAAGTAGTTTAGCAGTTGTACCTAATGAAGAAGCAATTTCGTCATTAGACATTTGAGAAAGATATCTAAGCTGTGCCGGTGTTAAACTCGTTAAATCAATTTCAGTGGTCGCAGGAATATAGTTTTTCACATACTGAACTGTACGTTCCCTACCTCCTCTTTTGGCTACACCAAATGTAGTAAGTTCAATATCAGAAGGTTTCTTTTCAGGTTTTCTTCCACTTACAACTTTATCAGTAAATTCGATAAACTGTTCAGTTTGCATATAATCAATATATGTTGTAATACCTTCAGACTCTAACGGATTAGGAACATTTCTAAATAAATTTTGCATTTCTAAGTCTTTTTCTTGTTCACTTACATTTTTTTTAGCAATACTAAGTAACGTTGAATTAAAGTCTTTTAGTTTTTGTTCTTGTGAAAATTCGTTCCATCCTTCACCTATTGTATAATTATTCTTTTGTTTAATAATACCTTCATTTAAAAGAATTGGTAAACTTCCAGAATATCTATCATAAGTAACTTCTATAATGTCTCCAGTTTCAGGTATATATCTAGAATTTACGAAACCTTTACCTTTTACTAAATCCCCCGGTAAACCTTTATAACCTTCAGATGCAGCTAGTGTTATTCCGTATTTAACTCTAAAAGGTTCATTTTCTAATTTATTTTTAAAAGCTTGAAACGTCAGGTTAGTATCACCTTTATGATTAGAAGCATACAGACCTCTTAAAAATTTTTCATTTTTAGAATCTTTAGGATTAAGAAGCAACGATAATTGACCTCCATCTCTTTCTAATTGTTCTTTTTCAAGTTCACTCATGTTATCAAATAAATCCTCTAAAGCAGAACGACTAATCATATT